CATTAACTAACTTAACTTAAGTTAACTTAATCTTAACTTAATTAAGTGTACAATTAACTTAGTGTACAATAAATTAAGGATTAATTAAGTTTAGTATAACCTTTCTTCCTTAACCAGTCAAGATACCATTGATACTTAGGTTCACCCTTCTTAAGACGATTCATCTATTAACTCCTTAAGCAACTTAACATTATACCAGAATGTATAATCTGATATATTAGCCACCTCACGTATTCTTTTAGATGTGATTATCTTACCGTTAATATCTCGAGGGTAAGGCATTACTTACTACCCCCTAGATATTCTGCTAATCTATACTTGAATATGACTAGCCATTCATCTTCGGTTAAGTTGCCTTTCTTTAATCTAGCCTTAATCATCTTATCATTAATACCTTGATTAATGTTCATGCGTAATCCCCCTCACTCTTAACGCTAGGTTGATACCATATCCTAGAATCTCGCCTAACTCTTTTCTTCTTAAGAGGAGTGTTAAACCATTCCATTATTCATCACACTCCTTGCATTGTGTCGCGCCTTCCTCATGTTCCTTCCATTCGCCACAGGTTTGACATAGGTCGAGGGTCAATACCACCTTAACCCCCTAATCGCTTTCTCGTATGCTTGAGGATTACATTTACTACATGGTAGGCTCATCATACCTAAGAACCAATAACCCCCAATAGTCTTACCTACAAAGTGGTTATCGTGGTATGCGTACGGACAACTCTTAACATATTTCCTCTTAACTTTAGGAGTGAAAACGATTGGAGATAAA